TGGAAAAGTTGTAGTTGAGTATAGAGATGAAGAAGGAACTTATGTATTCCTACCTGAAAACAAAAAAATAATAGATTTTATGCCTAATGTATTAAAGTCAGGTCCTTGTTTTGTTGTGGCTAAAAGATATGCGTTTGACCAAATGCAAAGTCAGTTTCAACACATTACAGGACTTATGGCGAACATGGCAAAGATTAACATACTTGGAACTATTGCTATGGAAGATGCAGTATTTACAGAAACAAACATTGTTGGAGAAATAGAGTCAGGAAAATATAGAAAAGGCAGATTTGCTGTTAACTATTTAACACCTGGTTCGCAAGTGTCTAAGCCAGTCAATAATCTACCATATCAATTATTTCAACAAGTAGATAGACTTGAAAGACATTTGCGACTTGGTGCAGCTTATCCAGTATCTGATGATGGACAATCTCCTAACGCATTTGTTACAGGTAGAGGACTAGAAGAACTAGGACAATCTGCATCACTTCATGTAAGAGAATATCAAGGAATATTACAAGAAGCATTACAAGAACTAGATGCTAAAAGATTAGAATATGATGAAACTATGTTTCCTGGAGTTCGTAAACCTATTGCAGGTAGGCACAAAGGAACTGCGTATAAAGAATCTTATACACCTACATCAGACATAAAAGAAGTTTATGAAACAAGAAGAGTGTATGGCGTAATGGCAGGATTTGATGAGCCACAAAAAATAATTACAGGGTTGCAATTAAAACAACAAGGAATTATTGATACGCAGACATTACAAGAAAATATGGATGGATTAGATAACATTTCTAAAATTCAACAACGAATATCTGCAGAGAAAGCAGAAACAGTTTTGTTTGAATCATTAATGGCACAGGCAGCACAAGGTAATCCTAAAGCTACTATGGCAGCAATAGAAATAAGAAAAGACCCACAGAAGATGTCAGAGATACTAGATAAATTTTATACAGCAGAAGGTGAAGAACCTAGTCCAGAAGAACAAGCATTACTTGGACAAGGAGGACCACAAATTCCTGGAGGTCCAGGTGGTCAACCTGCAGGTATAGAACAAGTCTTAGGTGCATTAGCAGGAGGTCCTGGTGGACAACAATAAAGTAACAAATATATTTTTTGACATGATTAATCAAGAAGATTGGTCAGAAGATGTATTTACAGGAACAAAAGAAGATGAAGAGATGGTTGTTGCAAAACAATATATAACTTTACCTACACCACACCCACACTTTTTTATACATTTAACATTTGAATACGAATTCAATCCAGAGTTAGGAAAAGATTTATGGTAAGAAAAAGCAAAGCGTTAAAAGAAGCAACTGATACTGACATGACAGGTGGAGGTGCATATCAAGATATTGTTGCACCACCAAGAAAAGAAGGCGACCCAACAGGACAAACAACTGCTATAGAAAATCAAATAGCTGCAGTTGGTGGTACACCGCCTATGGATGGTGGTCCTCCAGGTGCAATACCAGGTCCTAGACCACAACCTATGTCTTTATCAGCACCTACACAAAGACCTAGCGAACCTGTTACTGCAGGTATTCCTTTTGGTCCAGGCAACAATGGTCCACAACCAATTACTACAAATACAGTAGATAATTTTTTGATGGCAGCAAGAGAGGTATTTCCAGACCCTATATTTGACCAATTATTGGATTCCTAAATGGTCAAGCCATATATTTTTATACCACCTGAATTAGAGGAATATTACTCTCAACAATCTACTGCTAACAGAAAAGAAGTAGAGTTATTTAAAAAACAAATTACTCCTGAATTAGCACAACAAGTTGCAGATGTAAGTCGTGCATATCCTACGCTAGATAAAAGATTAGTGTCTTACTTACCACAAATGGGTGTAGATGCAGATGATGAATTGTTGTTAGATATAGCAGCTAAACAATTTTCTTCACAAGAAAAACAAGATAGAGAAAAAGTATTAACAGATGTAAATCGATTTAAAAGATTTACTCAAATGTCGGACTTAAAACTTACACAGGGATTTGAATGGGTATCAAGAAGTTTTAAATCTGCTGCAGTTGCATCACAAGCTACAGATACACCATTATTAGAAGGTGTTTTAAAAAGTGGTCTTTCAGGTTTTGCTTTGCAAAAAAATGGTCCAGACCAACTAAGAAGAAAATTATTAGGAGATACTTTTGCTGATGCGTATAACGAATCAAAAGAAAAATATGGTCCAACAAGATACACACGAGCAAAAGAATCACAAGAAAAATATGGTGTAAGAAACTTAGGTACTGGGTTTTTTGCAAACAGTTTAGATTTAACACAAACAGAAGGATATAGACAAGCACTAAATTTAGGTTACAGTCCTGCTAGAGCTAAAAAAGAAGCAGCAAAAATATATGGTGATTCTGTTACACAAGATTTTGCTAAAGATGAAAATCAATTTAAATATGACACAAAAGTAGCAGGAGATGTCAACATATCACCAGGTAGAATACTTGCAGGAACATTTGCACCACAGGGTTCTGTAGGTTATTCGTTAACATCAGCATTAGTAGATGGTGTATTTAGATTAGGTGCTGACCCTGCAAACTTGTTATTTATGTATGGTTCAGGTGTTAAGACAGGTGCAAGAGCAATATTGTCTAATGCAGAAAGAGCAGCGTATGTTAATAAAACTACAAAAGCAGGTAGAGCAATAAGAACTATAGCACCTGGAAAAACAGGTAAAGAAGCTAGAAGGCAAGTGTTTGGAAAAACTGCAGATGAAATATTAGATTCAAGGTGGGGTAAAGATTTTATTACAGGGTTAACTAAAAATGATTCTATTGCACATTTGAACGATATACCACAACTTAGAAACATAGACCCTTATGTTAAAAAATTATTAGTAGGTGTTAAAGATGAAGATGTTATGCGTGAAGTTGTTAAAAGTCTTATGCGTGGTGGTGATTTAGAAGGTATATTACTAGCACCATACTCTGGTACTTTCTTTAATGCAAAAGTAATGAATGAGTTAATTAATACAAGACCACTTAATAAATTACCTATGCAACCAAAAGCATTATCTGTTTTAGCTAATAATTTAGCAGAAGCAATAACTGGTGGTTCTGCAGATATAGCACCACTTCGTAGAACAGTAGGTGCGTTAATAGGTAAAAAAACAAACAACCAATTTGGTGGTGTAGTTGGTTTAAGTGGACAACTTACAGGTGTGTTACCAGTAAAACTTAAAAGAGCATTTGGATTAGCACCTACAAGAATTGCATCTATAAATCTTATGACAGAAACAGCAGATAACTTAGATAGGTTAATGAAAGTTTCTGGTGCAGGTTATAAAGAAAGAGATGAAATTATATTTCAATTATTAAAAGCTAAAAATCAACAAGATGTAAATGCTGTAGTCAATAGTGTATTTAGAACAATGACTAAGTCTATAAAAGATTCTAATCCTGATTTAGTTGATGAAGGTGAAATATTTGATTACATAACAAAAGTGTTTCAAGATGAAAGCAGAGAGAGAATGTACTTCTATGGTGAAAAAGGAATACCTATGCAATTTCCTGGCACAAAAGTAAATACATCATCTTTTGTAGATGAAGCAGGAAATATCATTGATGAAGTAAACGAAGCAGTACCTACAGCTTTTTCTTTAAGAGAAATGGCAGAACATTATGCTGTGTTACCAGATTACGAAGATTTACTAAGAGCAACATCTATGTTTTATAGAGTTGTTGGTCCAAAAGGTAGTCGTATGAGAGAAGCATTTAGTAAAGCTACAACATGGGAAGATGCACAAGAAATACTTAAATATGCAAAAATACCTAGAAGAGGTTTTGAAAAATCATGGAGAACAAAAGGTATAGAACAAATAGCACCAGAAGGCAGACTTCGTTTTATTTACAATGACATAATACAACAAAGAGCTTTAAAACCTATGTGGATGCTTAGAGCAGCATTAGCAATTCGTGTGCCTGGAGAAGAACACATGAGAATGTTTTTTAAAGGTGCACCTACATTAGTTAATCACCCATACGAATATCATTTGTTAAATCCATTTATGAAAAAAATGTTAGGTAGGTCAGACCATCCTACAATATCTTTAGTTGATGCAAATAAAGAAGTTTTGTACACAACAAGAATAAACAAAGATGAAGTATCTGATGCACTAGAATTATTAGGTTCAGATGAATTTTCTGATGGTTTGAAAAAGGTTACATTTCCTGAAATACAACAATTAATTAAAACAACTAATTTAGGTGTCAACATAGAAGGTCAAGTTGGTACTCGTTATCTCAAAGCAGCGTTTGAAGGTAATGATGCTAAGTGGTGGGAGTTTGAAGATATAGGAGAACTTAAAACACTTACAGATGATGGTGTTATAAACAGAAAAACAGTTGATGAAGTTGGTAATCAGTTAGGAGATATTGTGACAAGTGGTGAATCACAAGGTGGTTCTGTAGCACTTAACAGTAAAAATAAAGCTAGGTACGAAGGTAATGTTATAGCTTATGTATCTCCTTACAAACCATATCAAAGAATTATTAGTGATGAGTATTTAAACAACCAGGCATTGATAAATAACACTGACAGAAAAAGTGCATTAAAAGTAATACTAGAAGATTACATAACTGACCCTAAAGTAAAAAGTTTATTAGAAAAAGAAAATCATGTGTTTGGATATTGGTGGGATGATTCTACAAAACAATGGTTTTTTGACATTAGTGTTGCTATGCCAAAAATTACAAAAGAAGGTGATTTAGCACTTAAAGACACAATACGACAAATACAAAACTCTATGATTATAGGAATCAAAGGACATCAAAAATCTATATTTATTCCTAGAGATGTGATTGACAGTTTAGGTAATGCAGTTCCTAAAGAATTAAACGATTTGTTATTTGAAGTAGATGAAGGTTATTTAATTAGTCTTGTAGATGATATAAGTGGTAAACAGAGAACAATTCAAGAAACACTTACATCTGATGTAGATATAAACACAGTTATTAATAAAAATGTATTGGAGTATTTATATGAAGAAAACTTT